CCCGCGCACTTTATGCACAGGCCCGATCTGGCGGCTCTCAGGAAGGAGTTGGCTGCGACGTGTAGTCGTGCCCTGCTGATCGCCAAAAGACGCTCTAACGTCGAAGGAGAGGCGTTCTCGTACGATTTCACGTCCGAGGAGTACATCCGGTTGATGTACAGGAGGGAAAACATCCTCCGCCAGATCAGGAAGATTTGGAACGACTAGGTTTTTGTGTGGGTAGATGGTGAAGTTTGACCGCCTTCGGGCGGTCTTTTTTTGCGCCAGTCAAATGACCGTCAAATGAGTTATGCGCCATTCGGCCCATAGGAATCAGGCGGTTAGGCAGAGTTATGCGCCAGTTATGCGTCGATATGAGCCGGGCAGTCAAATAAAAACCCCCGCTCGAGGTCGAGCGGGGGTCAATGGTCAACGCCGGTACACGGCTACGGTTTCCTGCTTGAGATCGCGGACTTTCCAGACCCGAAGATCCACCTCGGTGATCCGTGGTTCACGGGCCAAAAGGAACTGGGCTCGAGCCCTGCCCTCTTTCAACGCCGCACCTCGATCACTACACGCCTCGAAGGTGTCGCCACCCTGACTGTCGTCCTCGAACGAATGCGTGACCGTCCAGCCCGCGTCGTCGCGGTCAACCCATACGGTTGCTTTCATGCTTTCTCCTGTATGTCGTTAAAGAACTCGAGGTCCGTGAACCTCGATGAATCCACGTTTGGGATTCAACCCCAATTATACCATATTGTTAACGTTAACAATAGGTAGGGTCATCGTTTGTTTCGATGGTATTGTTAACATTGATTGGGGAGGGCGATGGGTGGGGGGTGTCGAGGGGAGAGTTGATCATGGACCATGGATCAAGGGTCAGGTTGCCTAAATTTTGTGCAAATAGACGTAATGCGTTTTGGACTATATATTGTTTTCGTTTGGTTTTTTATGCATCATCAGAATAAAGACATTCTGTAAACAATAGACGTAATGTTGGTTGATAAAGGACAGATAACGTATACAGGACAAGGGGTTAGGACATTACAGGGAAACGTTAACCTTACGGCTATAGACGTAAGAAACAAAAACAATAGGGTTATTTTTACGGGGATCGCGCGCGATTTATTGTTTACGCATTAATGCGTAAAAAACCAAACGAAAACAATATATAGAACTGGGCTTGCACTTCTGGAGGGCTGCCGGTACATTACTTACATAACGAATAGGAGCGTAGAAAGATGAGCAGAGCAAAAGACGTCGAAGTAACCATGCCCGGCATCAAGCCGAAAGAGCATGTGGTGCGCCTGCGGGGAAGGATCTCCCGGTATCCGTTCAAGCTGATGCTGATCGGTGACTACTTCCGCATGGAAACGGCAGGCGATGCCGCCCGTGCCCGATCCGCAGCATCCCTGTATAGCCAACGCCACCCGGCGGTGAAGTTCACTGTCCGTTTGGACGCTACGGGATCGGAGTGGTATTGCCGGAGGGTGATGTGATGCCGCGTGAATACTTTGTGAAGTATGGCGAGCGGAAGAACGTGTACCCGATCGGCGACCTCGAGGTGGGTGATTTCTTTGTTTTCCCGCGCAGCATTGTGCCCGCAATCCGTTCCTGCATTTACCGGCAGGTAGAAAAGCGAACCCCAGAGTTGCTGAACCGACCGGGCCAACGGGAATTTCCCGTAATCAAGTTTGAAATTGAGAAAGGGCCGGACGCGAACACTTGTATTTGCCGGAGGACTCTCTGATGCCTGTCCAGTACGACAAGCCGCTGGATCTGGTCCAGCACCCGCCGGTGCAGTTTAGCTACGAAAGGAAACGGGGCGCAGCGTGGTACCGGGACGTTTTTCCGTTGGACGACATGGGCCGCAACGATTACTTTTTCATTGATGACCCGGACGACGTTCCGCATGTCCGTTCAGCGATTGCGTGGTACAAATCCGAAAAGGCCCCGTGGGCCTTGTTTACCGTTCGGCGGTTGAACAAATACTCGGACACTTACGTTTGCAGGAGGTTAAGCGGCTGATGGGCAGAAAAGACGTTTGGAATGTCCCGCCGGTGATGCCGGACAAGCTGAAGAAACGGTTGAACAAACCTGTTGCGCCGCTGAAGCAGCAAAAGAAAACCCTGACTGCGCGCGAATGGGCGTTCGTGAAGGAATACGTCAGCAACGACGGGCAAATCACGATGAAGGAAGCCGCCATCCGTGCAGGCTTTTCCCCGAAGAGCGCGAGCAGCATTGCCAGCCGGTTGACCAATCCTGACCATGCGCCGCATGTTGTCGCTGCCATTCAGGAATTCCGTGCGGAACTGGCGGAGAAATACGGCACCACCTTTGACCGGCATATGCGCGACCTGCAGAAGATTCGTGATGCCGCTTTTCAGGCCGGGAACTATGGCGCTGCCGTGCAGGCTGAATACCGACGCGGGCAGGCGTTGGGAACGATTTATGTTGATCGAAAGGAAATCCGTGTAGGCACGATCGATTCGATGAGCAAAGAAGAGGTGCAGGCCAAGCTTGCCGAACTGCAGAAGTTGTACGGCGGACCACCGCCGCGCGTTATTTTGGAAGCCGAAGCGGAGATTATTGAGGATGCCAGCGAACCCGGAAACCCTGTTGTACAAGAGGCTGAAGGACAATCTGCCGGATTGCCTGATCACTCGGATCGAAAGCCGCGTGAACTTAGGTATCCCGGACTGCCTGATAGCGTTTCGGAAGGATCGAATGTTCGTGATGGTGGAACTGAAGGTGGTGAAGAGCGGGAAGAAGATTCGGATGAGCCCGCACCAGATAGCGTTTCATCTTAAGCATGCCGAGCTCGGGTGCCCGACCTATTTTCTGGTAGAACACAACAAGCATATCAGCAAGGGCCAGTCCGAAATTTTGTTGTATGAGGGCTGGCAGGCTGAGGATTTGATGATGCTTGGAACCGATACGCCACCGCTCGGGCGTTGGCTGAAAAAGGGCGTGCAATGGCATATTGTCCGCCACCTGTTGACAGGGGGCGAGCCTGTCGAGTAATTTGATCGTGCGACAACTACTGTCGCGACCATACAGCAAGAAAGGAGCTCAACATGCTAGACAAGAGTAGGAAAAAATTCCCGTTCATTATGTCGAACCCCGAAACCGCCTATCTCCCGATAGAGCGCAGAACTTACGCCGTCATTTGGGATGAATACACCGTGCCCATGGGCGAGATGTGGGCGTCATATGCCGACGCGTATTTTGAACTGAAGACCGGCCTAGAATGGCCCGAGGATGGGAGGGGCGCGTGATGTGGGAATCAATCTTGACCGGTATTTTTGTCGTCATCGGCACAAAACTATTGGGGGGCTGAGATGGCCCGCAAGTATCACAAAATGCGCCGACGGGATCGCGCGCACAAACCCATCCCGCCCGTGCCCAGCAAATCACAAGAGGAACGCCAAGCCGAAACCGTGGGAAGCTTGCGCAGAATTCTCGGAATGCTGTTGTTTTCAGGATTGCGAAATTAAAGCTTGCACCCTGGGCGCGTATTGTTTACATTTCGCCCTGGCGCTAGTGGTGGCGCCGTCATACAGGAGAATGAAACCATGCTAAAGACCATCGCCGTTTCCAGTAACGCAAAAACCGGACCGATCGCGACAACCTACCGCGCAGGCAATACCGAAACTTTCGGAACCTGCCCAAATTCCTGCCCGCTGAAACCCGAAGGCCGGAAAGGTACGCCCGTTGTTGATGATGAATACCTCGCAGCGCTTAAGCGCGCCGTGCCGCGCAATGGCCAGGCCTGGACCTACACGCATTTTAATTTCTACCCTACGCGCTACGCCTGGAAGGCGGGCGAGACCGTGATCAATGCAAGCTTTGATGATGTGGAAAGCGCGGCGCGTGCCAGCAAAAAATGCCCCGCCGTATACGCGGCGCCGGTAAGCGATACCGCATGGCCCAGGCATGAGCAGGGCGTGCAGTTTGTACGCTGCCCCGCTGAAACCCGCGACGGTGTTACTTGCGCCAGCTGCGGGAATGGGCGCCCATTGTGTGCCCGCGGGGATCGCGACTATGTGGTTGTTTTTGTCGCGCATGGCACGCAGAAAAAGCGCGTAGGGTCGAATGAAAAAGGCGGGTGTTATGCTGGCCAGGGCCGCGTATATATGGCCTGGAACAAAACCCGCGACCAGGAAAGCGCGCGGTCCGATGCTGATGCGGTCCTGGATTTTGCCGCATCCCTGCCGCCAGGGTATCTATTGCGCCATCATGTGGCGGGGGATCTCGGCCTTGCATTGTAGGGCCCTATTGTTTACATTCCGCTTTGTGCAATTCCGCACACATACAGGAGAATGAAAAAATGAAATATCAAGTATTCACCGATCCAGGGCATGCATGGGTTCGCGTACCGCGTGCAGATTTGCACGCCGTCGGCGTCGCCGACAAAATTTCGCCCTACTCTTATCAGCTGAATGATTGGGTTTATCTGGAGGAGGATTGCGACCTGGGCGCGTTCATTGTGGCGCACCTGGAAAGCGCGGGCCGTCCTACTGATTACGAAACCCGCCATGAATGGGTTGCGCAGTACCTGGGCAAAACCCATCACACCAACAACCAGTCGCGGATCCGTTCCTTTTTCCGCTACGCTTGCAAACGCGCATAGACTTGCGCATACTGCCCCGCAGCGGCGCATTCCGCGCCGCTGCAACCCATACAGGAGAATGAAAAATGGCACATATGATTGATCAAACCACAGGCCGCGACGCGATCGCATACATTGGCACCACACCCTGGCACGGCCTGGGCCAGGCGCTGACACCCGATGCCGATATTGATACCTGGACCCGCGAGGCGGGCCTGGGTTACACCGTTTTAGAGTCGCCGGTACTGTACAACTCGCCCGCGGCAAGTGATCTGCAGGAATGGCCAAACCGTAAGGTTTTGCACCGCAGCGACACCGGCGCGCCCCTGGCGGTGGTTTCGGATGGGTACCAGGTGGTGCAACCTGGGCAGGTAATGGATTTTTTCCGCGACCTGGTCGATAACAACGGGTTCCGCATAGAGACCGCGGGCGCGCTTTCCGATGGTAAGCGCGTTTGGGCCCTGGCCAGCGTCGGCGATGCTGCGCCGGTCCTGGATCGCGACCTGGTAAAGCCTTATCTGCTGCTGGGCACCTCTTATGATGGAACAATGGCAACCGTCGCAAAATTTACGGCAATTCGCGTCGTTTGTAATAACACTATAACGGCGGCGGTCGGTGGATATTCCGGCGGGCGTGCCATCAGGGGCGAGGCCGAAACCAGTACCGCATACCTAAAAAGCGCCGTGCGGATCCTGCATTCGGAGAGATTCGACCGCGACCAGGTGCGCGCGCAGCTGGGCATCATGGTAGGCGGCGCCTGGGATGCGTTCCTGGAAAACACGCGCCGCATGACGCAGCTGCCCATGGGCACCGAGGAGGCGGATTTGTTCCTGCGCGATCTGCTGCAACCCTGGCACCGTTCCAACAACGACATCAGCGAATCGCGCGCATTTAAGCGTGTAATGGAATTATTCCAGGGCGGCGCCATTGGATCGAATATCGACGGCGTGCAGGGCACGCGCTGGGGCATGCTTAATGCGGTAACTGAGCTAGTCGACCATGAGCGCGGGCGTTCCAACAATACCCGCCTGGAGTCGGCCTGGTTTGGATCTGGCGCCCAGCTGAAGGCGCGCGCCGCGGATCTGCTATCGATTGAGCCCGAGAAAATCGCCGCATAGGGTTTGCCTGTAGACCTGGTGATTTGGGGCCCGCCACCTGGCGGGCCTTTTTCGTTTGCAATCCTGGCGCGGCGCGCCTATGCTTTCCGGACCTGGCGCATCCCGTGCCAGCACATACAGGAGAATGAAAACATGGGCAACCGTGCACACCTTCAAATTACCGACCGCCAGGGCAATACCTGCGGCGCTGCAATTTACCTACATTGGAACGGCGGCCTTGAATCCGTCGCGGCCCTGGTGCATACCGCGAAAAAGCATAACCTGCTTGTGCATTCACCCGAATACGCAACCGCAAACCTGGCGGCCCTGGCGCGTTTGTTGTTCGGGTTCAGCGATGGTTATTCGGTCGGCGTGCAAACTGAAAACATACTGCGCCAGGAGCTCGGCGCCCTGGGCGCGCAGCTGGTGCCCAGTTGGTGCGAGGAAAACGGGTTTTTTGTTTTCGACCTGGACGGCAACCTGGCGGCCCATTTTCAGGATCTGGGCACCTGGGACGATATCGATCTGCAGGCCCTGGAATCGCAAAACCTGCGCGATGAATACGCCGCGGCGCTGCAGGCGGACCGATACGGCGGCGTGCGTTTGCACCTGGATAATATGATTGACACCCTGAACCAGGCGGACCCGCCAATCAGCACCCGCG